AGTCATTTCATAAGGCGCACCAAGATAATTAATATTACCTCTGGTTGACTTGTGATGAAAATGACCGGAACATACTAAATCAAACTTATCAAAAATTTTAGTTTCAAATCCATGATCGTTAGCATGACCCTTATACATCTCAAAGCCATTAAGTTCTAGATGACCAAACAATATTTGAGCATCTGTATTTTCGATAGCCTCCATACACTCATCATGATTATCAGTGCAAATCCAAGGCATCAATAATATTTTACAACCATCAATAGTAATTTCTTGAGGGGATGAATAATATCGAAATGGAGAGCGGTCTCCATATAAAACATCCATCGAGTTTACTTCATTAGTATTCTTAAAAAATGTATCGTGATTTCCTATAATTGCATGAAGAAATAAATTATTATTCTTTATTGGATCGATAAAATCTTCTTTAAGATTCTTAGCCGTAACAAAGTTGATATACTTTCTTCGATCTACAATATCGCCAAGATGAATGATAAAATTAATTCCATGCTGCTTAAGATGAGGGAAAAATACCTCGCGATAAAACCTTGCAATGTGTTGTGCAAAGATTGGACTGTCATTCCTACAACCGAAAGTGTGTATCAGTAACTAAAGCGATTTGAGTCATCTGATTTTCCTCCTTCTGAGGTTCTTGCCCCAGCGTTAGGGACTGGACCATCTGCACCTATTCTAAGTTCAGGGTCTTGTCCATTTAAATAATATTTTTTATATAAATGTTTAGAAACATTAGTTTGTTCTAATAAATTTTTCCAACCAAGATATATTGATCCTTTATATTCTATTCTAGTTGAATTTTTTTGACTAGCAGCTTGTCCACCTAATTTAGCATATTCTTTTTGTTTATTATAAAATAATTCTGGATCTTCTTTTTTCCTTATTTCCATTGTATTTTTCATTCTTGTAGAAACGGCATGTTTTCTTTCATCGGCATCTTCCCAATGTTTACTAACAATATCACTTAATTTTTTTCTATAATTTTCATTGCCTTCTCTATGAGCATGATGATTATTTTTTTGAAATTCAGACCAATATTTTCTATAATGTTCATATAATCTAGAACTTCCTTGAACACTAAAAATCATTCTATGCAATGCCCAAGATAACCTTATTTTTAAATTATTATCAGAAACCATTTTTGTTAAAAGTAAATGTGCTATAAAATGTTCTCTAGGTGTTAGAGAAACTAAATTAATTTTATTATCAGATCCTTTACAACATTTTGGTATTATATGATGTTTTTCATATATACCTATACTTAAAATGGGTCTCATGGTTGCTTTTTTTATTAGAGCGTAATACCATTTGGTATATTTGTTTTCTATAAATATCATTATCATTTTCCAATACATTTGGATATATTAATGATATTTATTAAATTTCTTCCTTCACTACGATTTCAGATTCTAGTTCCTGAATATCTTCTTCAATAAATTTCTCAATGCCTATCTTTTCTTTTTCTTTTTTCTTACGAGCTAATCCTTCTTCAAAAGTTCGAACAAACTCACCCATATGTTCATTCTCAACATAGGTCTGTTGAATAATTTCGTCCCATTCATTCTGTTCATAATTCTCGCCATGAATAACAAAATTTTGAATCAGTTTATGCTTCGTATATAGGTGACGTTTCTCTTTAGTAATACGACGAACAAAAGCAAAGTAAATAATCTGAGTAATATATGCAAATGGATTGCTTGATTTTGCTGGATCAAAGTTGTCAATATACATCAAGCAATTTTCAATACCATCACCAATCATCTCTTCTTTAAAAGGATAGTTCATGAAGTTTGGTCGATTACACAACTTCTTGGCAATCAACATAATACACTCACCTACATAATTAGAAATGCGAGGCTTCTTCGTACCATTAGCCTTTGCTTCCTTTACTAGATTATGATGTATAGTAAGTTCTTCTAGTAACTTTTTATTGTTTACATAGTGTGAGTTTTCAATATTCATTAGTGTACCTTTTTACTGCTAGTCTTTATTAGCGTGTCATATTTTTTTTCCTTTTCCTTTATCCCCTTAAAGGCTTCCTCAAACTTATCATTCATAATAGCTGCATCAATAAATGATGTGGCTATGGTAAGATCTTTTACCGCCATTTCATCTAAAACTTTTTCATGAAAAGCAAGAATTGCATCGTAATAATTTGCAAATTCTTTTTGAGGTGCATATGTCGCAATAATATGCGCCCGTTCTATTGTCATCTTAGTAGATAAAGCTAATGGGTTAAATCTTTTAAGAAGAATTATTGTCGCCCCATCACCAGCTACACTATGATAGATGGACATAGGATTCTCTACTTCAAGCAAGTAAGAAGATGAGTGTTCCTTAGTAAGTAAACAAATAATATCTTGACCTGTGTTTAATTTAATTATTGTATATGTACTCATATCAATTTCTTTGAAAAGATTTTTACGTCAAACTTTTCTTCATTGTAAGTTTTAATGCGCTCGATATAGTGCAGTAATGTATGGTTTCTTTTTGTTTTCCATGAAAGGTCATCTGCAATATCAAACAATGTACAGCTTTCTTTGTTTTCACCTAATCGAAGCCCACGACCAATTGATTGTAGATTTCTGATTCTTGACTTTGATGGAGAAGCGAATATAATGTTGTGAAGATTTTTTATGTTAATACCAGTACTGAATGTACCATAGGAAGCAATGATGATTGCATCGCTGTCCATCTCCACCAATTTTCTTATATTTTCTCTGTCTTCTCCTTCAACTCCACCGTGAACAAAGTAAATAGATCTCTCTTTAGAGATTGCCTGTCTGATACTATTATACAGTATTTTTCCATGTTTTTCAACATATTGGAACAACAATAATGTATTTCCTTTCTGAGAAAGCACCAAATCTTGGACGAATTTATTTCGTTTTTCTAACCCAACAATAAAGTCCATCTCTTCAGCATATTTTTTCTTCACAAGCAACTTACGATGTTCATCTGTATGCTGTAAAAGAATACACTTGATTTTAAAATTTGAAAGATGTTTTTGTTCAATCAATTCATGAGTAGTAGTTACTTTCTTGACAGGCCCAAACAATCCTTCAAGCATTAACTTGTGAGTTTGAGTTCCATCTAAAGTTCCTGTAAATCCAAACCTATATCGACATTGCTCTAACTTGGACATAATGGTGGTAAGGGATTTGGCTTTAAACAAATGTGCCTCGTCTCCAATCACAACATCAAACTTTCTGAACCACGCTTTAGGCATCTTGTAAATAGATTGCCAAGTCGTGATTGTCACCATTTTATTTTCGTCTTTATCTTCTCCAGAATAAATTTTATGGCAGTTTTTCTTCGAGTCAAAACCATAAGACTCAAAATCAGAATACATCTGATGAACAAGAGAAGTAGTAGGGACGATAAGAAGTGTGCGAGAGTCGAGATACCGTGTAATCAAATAAATGATTAACGATTTACCAGAGGCAGTAGGGGATATAAGAAGAGACCTACGTTTACATATTGCATGTATGAACGCATCTATCTGATAGTCTCTTGGAGAAAATGGTAGACCTAAAGATGAAATAAAGTTTTCGATTTCTTCTTTGGAAAGAGAATCATCACTAAAATCTGATTTGTATTCTATGCCATATTCTCTTTCTTGACAAAACTTTTCTACATATTGAGTTAGACCAGCATATAGAAGACGGTTTTGTAAAGAGAATAGATGAACAGAACCATCCCAACTACCAGTCTTATACAAAGGCATAAACTGATAGTTAGGAACTTTAAAGGAAAAGAAAAAGTCAATCTCTTTTGCTATTCCCGGTTCACAATCAATCTTATTATAGATTTCATTAACTTTAGTGATTCTTACATCCATCAAACACCATTTATAAACTTAGACCAATCAATTGCATTTTTAATTTGATATCCTCTTGCGTTTAAGCTTTTAATGATGTTTTCCAAAAAGTCAATCTTTTCTTTTTGGTATTCTATCTTAAGCTGAAGGGAGATCACATCTTTATCTGAGTCTAAGTATATATGAGTATCTGATTTAAGGATTTTCAACCCAAAAGGTTCCCATCCATTCTCTTTTAATTCTTCATAGCTAATTGAACCATTGTAATACTCATACTTAGTTCTGTATAAAGATTTATAAGATCTTTCAAGTTTCTTAAGAAGAAGACGTTCCTCTGAGAAGATCTTAAAGTAGGTGGAGTGGTATTGAGAGATCTTAAGGCTTTCTTCACCAAGCTCAGTTCGATCAATCCTACAATGTTCTTCCCACATAGACTGTATTTCTTCTAACTTCATAGTATATCCATTATATGATTAAAGACATAAATGATTATACCAGCATTTTTTAAAATGTCAATAGCTAAATTGGATTTATTTTATACCGAAGGTATGAGAACACAACTGTTGCATCAACATAGTTTACATCTGATAGTCTGGTGTCGAAAGAGACTTCAGATAACTCTATGGGTGCAATGTCAATAAAAGAAATGTCTATGATGGGATTCATTGCAGAGTTCATAATTATCAAAGATGCATCAGATTTTAGTTGACCGGGCTTTAAAAATCTGTTAGTATTAGTTGTGCTTGGTCCTATGCCTTCATATTGTTCGAAGGTTTCTGGGAATGCTGTACCGATAAGCCAGTTATAGATTTCAAGATAATTTTTCATGTCCTCATCAACACGAAAGGTAATCTTGAGATCGTCAAAAGTCATCTGTTCGCCACTGAACGGAATCCTGACAAATGGTGTATCAAGAGGAGCAACAGGTACTTTGATTCCGGGAATGTTGACTGATTGAACAAACCAGTTGATATTCGGTGTCTTCTTGATTAGGAACTTAAACCCTAATGGAGACAGAAAGTTTTTATTTGTAGGCTGATTTGATATCGCTGACATAAGAATCTCCTTTGTCAGTATTTATGCAAAAAAATAGGAGAGGGGTCTCTCCTATAATTTTAATAATATCTTATTATTATAAGAAAGAGGGGACATTGCGTCCCCCCTTTTATTCGTCAGTACATCAATTACATGATGTTGTTGACGACCAAACGACGATAGTAACGGTTGGTATCTTCTGTTAGAGCACCAGCGCCGGCTGTTGTACCCTGAGCAAAAGGATTGGCAACGATACCATAACGTGTCTTGAAGCCAATCTTTGGCTGGAAGCTGCTCTGATCGACTGCACGAACCATCTGTAGTGGGACGTATGGGCAATAGAAGAGACCGGCATCGAATGGGCTTGAACCCTTATAACCAGTAGTTAGATAGTTACCAGTTGTATAGGGGTCGATGTAGACACGAATGCGACCGTTTAGAACACCAGCAAATGTATTGCCTGTGTCATCAACGTTTAGATTGTTGCTGTTTAGAGCAGGAGCGTAATCTAGAACGCCAGCCATCTGAAGAGCAGAAGCTACGTCAGAAGAGCAGACGATTAGATTGCCCTTACCACGACGGGTGTCTTTGGCAATCTGATTACATTCACGTTCTAC